GACCTCATCCTCGAAGTGCTGGTACATCTTCTCCAGCTCCTTCTTCTTCTTGTATGTGACCGTCTTCGTGTAGCGCCTCCGGTTGCCTTTGCTCGTAGATCCGACCGACACAATCAGCTGTGCCTTATTCTTTCCGAGTATCTTTATTGCCATTGCGGTCTCCTTCCAAAAGTGTATCAATGATACCGTCCAAAACGAAACGGCTTTGAGGTGACAACTTCCTCACTTTTTCTAAAAGTACAGCTTCAGCTTGTTTATCTTCTTCCATTTCCTCTTCATAGCCCATTAAGAAATTGATGGAAACATTCAACGCGTTCGCCAAAGCCTCGATAGCTTTCTGCTTTGGGAAGTATTGACCCGAAAGATAACAACTCAGGGCACCCTTGTTGATCCCTGTTCTGTTACACAGCTCAGTCTGAGTTAGTCCTGATGCGCTGAACGCTTCGTTCAGTCTCTGCGTTCTGATATCCATTTCACATCCCCTTTTGTTTATCGCTCGACAGTGTGTGTCATCATTATATAGTAGCGTTCAGAAAAATAAAATAGTTTTTTAGAAAAATGAAAAAATCTATTGACTTAATATCTGTTAAGGAGTACACTGATGACAGTTTAGAAAACTAAACGAAAGGAGGTACAGAATGGCTTACGATTACAGCAAGCTGAAGGGCAAGATCAAAGAGGTCTATGGCACGCAGGCAGCGTTTGCAGAGGCTATGGACATGGCGCAGACAAGCCTGAGCTTCAAGCTGAATAACACATCAGAGTGGTCTCAGGACGAGATGGAGAAAGCGATGCAACTGCTGAGCATTCCACGTACAAGCGTCAGAACATATTTTTTTGCTCACAGAGTTTAGAAAACTAAACAGGAGAAGCAAAATGAGACTCTACACAGCTCAGGAAGCTGCCGACGTCCTCAGGCTCAAGAAGCAGACCGTGTGGAAGTACGGCAGAGAAGGAAAGCTCAAGACCGTGAGATTCGGTCGGACAGTCAGATTTGATTTAGAAGGAGGAGCAAGTAATGGAAATCAAGGTAAAGGTATTTTTCAAGGATTATGTGAAGGTAGGCGATGAGTACAAGCACATCGAGGTAGGCAAGCCGTTTTTCTGCAATAACTTCGATGACTTCCAGAACTTCATCGCTACACTGGTTGACTTCAATGCAGAGGGCTCAGTGCTCAAGTTCGAAGTCGAGAAGGTACTGAAGGAGGCAGAGTAATGAGAAGACCGTGCGAAACTGTCGAAGTCGTCCAGAAGGAGAACGGAAACTTCCGCAGTGTAAAACATTACAGCTACGTTGCCCTGCTGACGGAAATCGAAGGCGATCAGGTGCAGGCCGTCAGATATGACGGATACACAAGCAAGGAAGACGGACTCATCCCGGAGATCGAAAGCGATTATCCAGGGTGGAAGATCAAAGGAATCTGGAAGCTGTATGACAGCGACTTTAAGGAGGCAGAGTAATGGACAAGATCAAGAAGGCAATCGGGATCCTCTTCATTGAGGCAATGTTTACAGCCGTATTCGTCGGCATCGTTATCGCAATGGCAGCACTTTAGGAGGAGAACATGAAACACGCAAGAGAAGAGCACTATATCGCAAATGTCCCGTCAGACTCATACTACAGAGCGCAGATCAGAACGCTGCAGGACAAGCTGGACAAGGCCCAGCACGAGGTCGCACTGAAGGACGCATACATCAGAGACCTTGAGGCATCGCAGAGAGCACTCACAAAGAAGGTCGAGCACTACAGAAACGCAATGATCGGAATGATGGAGGAGAAGTTCAATGTATAGATGTCCTGAATGCGGTGAGACATTCGACGAGCTGGCTTATGAGGATGTCTGCTATGAAGCAGAATGCGGAGTCGCATCCTTATTCAAGGACCGGCACTGGTATACCAGGTCATTCTGTCCATGCTGTCAGATGAATGTCTCCGAAGATGAATGCTACTACGACGAGGAGGACGAGGATGAATTTGAAGAATAAAAAGAAAGGCGCACCCGAGGGCACACCAATCTCCGAACAAGATAATGGTACCACACCGGAACGCAAAAGTCACGCACAGATGCTGTTCGACAGGATCCGCACCGGAAGCGAGAACGCCATCAGCGTCAGCAACCGTGACAACAGAGAATTCCGCAGGCTTGTGGCGAATGCCAACAAGAGCGGAGACATCATCATCAACAACGGCTTCGGGTATTTCCGCCCGGGGCCTGATGATGCCGAACAGGTAAGACACTACATACAGGCCGAACTGCACAGAGCGCAGGAGATAGAAGACAAGGCCTACATGATCAAAGACGCATATTTTGGGAGGTACTAATGAGCTTATTTGAAAAACTGAACGCTGTGAACGTCAATGATAAGACGGAGCAGAAGAACGGACTGACATATCTGTCCTGGGCGTGGGCTTGGGGCGAGCTGAAGAAGGCGTGTCCTGATGCGACTTATACAGTCTATGAGAACGCCAACGGCTGGAACTACCACACGGACGGCAGGACCGCATGGGTGAAGACGGGAGTCACTGCAGACGGCATCGAGCACATCGAGTATCTGCCGATCATGGACTACCGCAACCGCAGCATTCCGCTGGAGGCCATCACATCATTCGATGTCAACAAGGCTATCCAGCGCAGCCTCACAAAGGCAGTAGCGAGACACGGTCTCGGTCTGTACATCTATGCCGGTGAAGACCTTCCTGAGTCGAAGGAAGAGGCTGAAGCCAACAACCCTATGCTGACAAGGAACGGACAGATCGCAACTCTGAAGAGGGCGCTGATGACAACCAGAAGTGATATCCCGCTGTTCCTGACTTGGTGCTCGAAGGAGTTCAAGCATAAGGTCGAACGTGTCGAGGATCTGAATGAGGGCGAGCTCAAGAGAGCGCTCGCAGAAGTTAAAAGGAAGGAGAACAAGTAAATGATCAATGTTGAAGCTGAGAACGTAAGACTGTGGGTCAATCCTCATGAGAGACCGGATGGATCCAAGTGGAATACATACGCTATCTCCACATCCTCCAAGACGGAGCAAGGTGACTATGTGAACAAGTCGCTGAAGGTCAAGATGACCAGAGATGTAGTTATCCCTGAAGACATCCAGAGCGGTCAGCTGGTGACCATCAGAGGGTCACTGTCCAATGAGACCTTCATGAACAAGAACGGCGAGAAACGCATCGAGCACATCCTGTGGGCACGTGAGGTCGAGTTCGAAGGCGCCCAGAAACCGCTGCCGAAGGTCGAGCTGACAGACTCCTTCGAAGCTATGGAAGAGGAGATTCCTTTCTGATGAACAGCAGGAGCAAAGGTAAAAGGGGTGAGCTCGAAGCAGCTCACCTCCTTCAGGAGTATGGATATGATGCAAGGCGCTCGCAGCAGTTTGCCGGCATGAATGGCGATGCGGATGTCGTAGGTCTTCCGGGGATGCACGTCGAGGTCAAAAGGGTCGAGAAGCTGAACCTTGAGAACGCAATGGAGCAGTCAGCTCGTGATGCCAGGGAGAACGAGATCCCGATCGTGCTGCACAGGAAGAACCGCTGCGAGTGGCTTGTAACGATGTCCTTCACTGACTGGATGGAGCTGTATCAAGCATGGGAGAAGGAGAATGAACGCTAAAAAGAAGGGTTTCGTTGTTTATAAGGATATACAGCCGGTGCTTGAGCGTCTCTCCGATGAGGAAGCAGGAAAACTCATCAAGGGGATGGTCAGCTACGCTGCAGACGGCAAAGTGCCAAAATTCGACGGTGTGCTTGAGTTCGTATTCATTCCGATCAAACAGCAGATGGACCGCGATGCCGAGAAGTATGAGCAGAAGTGCAAGAAGAACCGTAAGAAGATTCAGGACTACTGGGATGGCGTGAAATCTAATACCAATGAATACAACAGTATACCAATGAATACCACGGCTACCGATAAAGATACAGATAAAGATAAAGATACAGATACAAAAAAAGATAAAGACATAGATACAACTACAGACAAAAACGTCGGTTGTAGTCCTGACAGCGATGATTATTTCAATATCTGGAAAAGATTATCGGCAAAGGATAGAGACGCCATCTATAAGATCTATCCCGAATCGGGAGGGTTTCTCATAGAGGAGGTCTATGAAGAGGTCAAGAAGACCAGAAGGAAGGTTAAGGATCCCGTCACTTATATCCTCGGCTATGCCAGGAATAAGAAGTGGGATGACAAGGCCGACCATTTCGATTATTAGCTTACAACCGGGGCGGGCACAACAACATAATACCCATTGAACTTAATAAGGCTCTTTTTACTGTTTATTTATTCGATTACGCCCGCCTCGGTCTGTACATATGGAGGTTATCAAGTGCAAAGACAATTATTCGAGGGTGACGAGGTGATGCTGGCGCTGGATCCTAATCCGCTTACATCCCTCGGCATCACACCCGGAATGAGAAAATGGGACGGCTGCGTCTTCAAGATCTCCAAGATCAAGTATTCAAATCACCCGTC